GTCCCCCACATTGACCGCAATGGGCGGGGACCAGGCCGGAATCTTCGATTTGCTGAAAGACGCCATCTATGAGGCACTGGAGGAATTGAGCAGCTACCACGTCACCTTCGCGGAGCCGGACGAGGATGAAGCGGAGGATTAAGCACCCGCCGGTGCCGCAGAAGTGCGAGGGCTGCCCATGGCGGGGGTATACCGGCTGTGATAACGTCGTTTTCTGCATCCTGCCCAAGTGCAGGCGGGAGGAGTTTCGGAAACTGACGGAGCGGAGCGGACATGGGGAAAAAGAAAACCATTGACCTGCCGAAGGGGACGGAGGACCTTTTCGCCCGGTGCATAGCGGTGTTGAAACCGCCGCCGGACCTGACACTTTCCGAATGGGCGGATAAGTACCGGATGATCTCCCCGGAGAGCAGCGCGGAGCCGGGACGCTGGCACACAGATAAGGCCCCATACCAGCGGGAGATCATGGACGCCATAGGCAATCCGCATATCCGAAAAGTAGTCATCATGTCAGCCGCTCAGATCGGGAAAACGGCCATGATGATGAACATGCTGGGATACTATATGCACTATTACCCTGCCCCCGTGCTGGTCATCATGCCAACATTGGACATGGCGCAGACCTACAGCAAGGATTACCTCGCACCGATGATCCGAGATTCTCCGGTGCTGCGGGACCTGGTGGACACCAAAAGCAGGTATAGCGGCAACACGATCCTGAAAAAGAATTTCCCGGGCGGCCATGTAACCATCATCGGCGCAAACTCCCCCGCAAGCCTGGCGAGCCGCCCGATCAAGGTCCTTTTGGCCGACGAGGTGGACCGCTACCCGGCAAGCGCAGGAACTGAGGGCGATCCTCTCCTCCTGGGGCAGAAGCGACAAACCACGTTTTGGGATAAGAAAACCGTTATTGTTTCCACTCCGGGGCTGAAAAGCAGCAGCCGGATTGCCACGGAGTACGAAAACAGCACCCGGGAGGAATGGACTGTTCCCTGCCCGGTATGCGGGCATTACCAGCCGCTCGCCTGGAGCGGGATCGTCTTTGACAAGGATGATCTTTCAAAACCCATCCTGTTCAAGTGCGAAAAGTGCGGCGAGGAATCCGGGGAGATCGAGTGGAAAAAGGCGTCACAGCACGGGCATTTTCTTCCCGCAAATCCACAGGCGGAAACCCGGGGATTCCACCTGAACACACTGGCTTCCACCTTCTGCGGCTGGAAGGAGGTTGTGGAAACCTTCCTCGTAGCCAATGCGCTGCTCAAACAGGGAGACCCGGAGAAAATGAAAACCTGGGTCAACACGGAGCTGGGCGAGCCTTGGGAGGAACCGGGAAGCACCCTGGAGGATGCAGAACTCTATAACCGTCGGGAAATCTACGACGCGGAGGTGCCGGATGACGTGCTGGTGCTGACGGCTGGCGTTGACGTGCAGGATGACCGCTTTGAGGTGGAGGTAGTCGGCTGGGGCGTCGGCAAGGAAAGCTGGGGAATCCGGTATCAAAAGATTTTCGGGGACCTGCTCAAAGAGCAGGCATGGGCAGACCTGGACGCCTTTCTGCTGTCCCCCTTCCGCAAGGCGGACGGGACGGTACTGCACATCCTTTCGGCCTGCATCGACACCGGCGGCCATTTCACCAACCAGGTATACCGCTTCACGGCGGAACGCTTTGACCGGAGAATATGGGCCATCAAGGGCAAGGGCGGATCGGACGTGCCTTTCATCCGCAACCCCACCACCAGCAACCGCATGAAAACGCCCCTGTTTATTATCGGCGTGGATGCGGGAAAGGCCCTGCTGTATCAGCGGTTAAAGCATAACACAAAGGGGCCAAACTACTGCCATTTCCCCATGAATGAGGAGGCAGGGTATAACGAGGAGTATTTCCGGGGCCTCACGGCTGAAAAGATGGTGCAGCGATTCAAAAAAGGCCGTGCCGTAGTAGTGTGGGAGCTGAAAGACCCATCCTATAAGCGGAACGAGCCGCTTGACCTGCGCAACTACAATACCGCCGCCTTGGAGATCGCAAACCCCGTGCTGGTAAAGCCGGAACAGGGAGCGGAGCCGCCGCGCAGAAAGAATGGCCGCCGCCGCATATCGGGAGGGATTGTCTAAATGGCGATATTCGATAAATCGCTCTGTCAGCAGAAATTGAACACCTGGCTTGCGGCGGAGGAGGCGATTGCCACCGGGCAAAGCTACCAAATCGGGAGCCGGACGCTGACCCGGGCAGACCTGAAACAAGTCCGGGAGGAAATGGAATACTGGGCGGGAAAGCTGGCGGATGCCGAGGCGGAGGAATCCTCCGGGGGCAGAAACCGGCTTTTCCGCTTCGTGGAGCGGGACGTATAAGGGAGGCAAACATGGCAAAAGCGAATATCCTTGACCGGGCAATCGCCGCCGTGTCGCCAAAGCAGGCGGTAAAGCGGGCGGCGGCCCGCAGCGCTTTGTCCTTCCTGAACAGCGGGTATGGGAATTACGGGGCGAATCTGACAAAAAAGAGTATGCGGGGCTGGAACTACCATGGCGGCAGCGCGAAGGAAGATATTGAGGACAATATCGACGTGTTGCGGCAGCGGAGCAGGGATGCCTACATGGGAATCCCAACGGCCTCCGCAGCCCTGAAAACCCTTCGGACAAACGTGATCGCGGGAGGTCTCATGCCTGCCCCGAAGCTGGACGCGGATTTCCTTCACCTCTCCGGCGAGCAGGTGGCAGAGTTGCAGGCACAGATTACACGGGAGTTTTCCCTTTGGGCGGACACTCCAACCTGCGACGCGGACAGGGTGGATAACTTCTACCAGCTCCAGCAGCTTGCCTTTCTGAGCTACCTGATGAACGGGGACGCAATCGCTCTGCTCCCAATGGTGGAACAGCCGGGGCAGCCCTACGATTTGCGGGTACGCCTGATTGAAGCGGACAGGATATGCAGCCCGGACGGGTACGACAGGATGGACCCATGCGAGGTGCGGGGCCACAGAGTTCACAGTATAGTGCAGGGCGTGGAAACCGATGAAACGGGAATGGTGGTCGCGTACTGGATCAGCAATAAGCACCCTCTTTCCCATGACGCATATTTACAGCCCGGGCAGGAGTGGACGCGGGTGGAAGCCTACGGAGCGGAAACCGGGCGGAGGAACGTGCTGCACCTGATGAACCGGGAGAGGTCCGGCCAGCGCCGGGGCGTCCCCATCCTCGCCCCGGTGCTGGAGGCCCTGAAACAGTTGGGACGGTACACAGACGCGGAGATCACGGCGGCGGTGCTTTCCGCCTACTTTACCGTGATCGTGAAGTCCACGATTGCCAACAATGGGCGGCCATTCGGAGAAATGCTCCCGCCGGAACAGCTCATAGACAACTCGGATCAGAGCAGCATTGAGCTGGGTCCAGGGGCCATTGTGAGCCTGAATCCGGGAGAAGAAGTGCAATTCGCGGAGCCGAAGCACCCGAATACTGGCTATGACGCTTTCACAAACGCCATGACCCGGCAGATCGGCGCGGCCCTGGAGATTCCGCCGGAAGTGCTGTTCAAACAGTTCTCCACCTCATACAGCGCCGCCCGTGGTGCGCTCAACGAGTTTTGGCGGACCTGCGGCATGATGCGGGATTGGTTTGCAGATGACTTCTGCCAGCCTATCTATGAGGAGTTTTTCGCGGAAGCTGTCGCCCTGGGCAGGATCAAGGCACCGGGCTTTTTCTCTGATCCGGCTATCCGAAAAGCCTATACGGATTGCTCATGGAACGGACCGGCCCGCACAAACCTTAACCCGGTGCAGGAGGTTGACGCGGCAATCAAGCGCGTGGGAGCGGGATTCAGCACGGCGGCGGAGGAAACGGCACAGATGACAGGAGGCGATTACAGCAGCAACATCCGACAGCGGGAGATCGAGGCGGAGAAGAAACGCCGCGTAGACGATATTGCAAATCCGCCCGCGCCTGCGGGAGGAGAGCAGAAGGAGGAGTAATATGCCGAACTTTTGGAAGTTCCGCAATCAAACGCAGAACAGCGCTGAGTTGCTTCTGTACGGCGATATTTCCGATACGAGCTGGTGGGGGGATGAAGTTACCCCTCAGAAGTTTGCGGATGAACTGAACGCCCTGGGCGCGGTGAGTGAGATTTCCGTAAGAATCAACAGCGGAGGCGGTGACGTATTCGCTGCGCAGACAATCGGGAACCTGCTGGAGAAAAACCAGGCGACGGTCACGGCCTACATCGACGGGTTGTGCGCCAGCGCCGCGACCATCGTTGCCTGCCATTGCGAGAAGGTGATCGCCGCACAGGACAGCATTTACATGATCCACCCCGTCCGCATCGGCAGCTATGGGTACTTGGGGGCGGAAGAACTCCGCCAGCTCTCGGAGGCGCTTGCGGCAATCCGGGAGACCATCATCAACCTGTATGTGCGGAAAACGGGCAGGGATAAGGACGAGGTGGCGGGATGGATGGACGCCACAAGCTGGTGGACGAGCGAGCAGGCCAGGGATAACGGCTTTATCGACGAGTTGACCGGCGTTGAAAACAATCCGGTGGAGAACCGGAACGGCCTCCTGTTCATCGGAGGTGTGAATATGCACCTGCCTTGGAACGAGGCCCCCAAATTTGTACAGGATAGTCTTGCCGCCCCCGCCGGCGGACGTTCTGCAATAATCACCCCCGCCACCGGGGGACATCAGACGAAGGAGGAAAGCAGCATGGAGATCAACACCGTGGACGAGCTGCGCAACAGTTACCCGGAGTTGGTGCGGCAGATCGAGGAGGCGGCGACAAACAGGGAGCGGCAGCGCATCCGCGACATTGAGGATATGGTCCTGCCCGGCAACGAGCAGGCGGCCAATGCCGCCAAGTTCGATCAGCCCATCAGCGCCAGCGAGTACGCTGTAAACCAGGCCAAGGCCATCAAGAACCAGGGCAATGCCTGGATGGACGGCGCGAAGAAGGATGCCAAGGACGCCGGGAGCGTCACCAATCCCGCCACTGACGCGGAGAAGGACGAGTTCCTGAACGCCCTCGGGAAAGTTGGCTACGCCAACAAGAAGTAAGGAGGCAAGAGCAATGAGCATGGACCTGGCAAAGAAAACCTTTACCTTCACCCCGGATCATCTGATCGCTGGGGTGGATATTCCCATCACCACGGCGGTCAAGGAGGCCGCCGCCGATCTGAGCAAGGGCGCTCCTGTCATCCTGGATGGGAACGGCAAGGCCGCGAAGGTCGTCGTGGACGATAACACCGTCGTTACCACCGGGCTTTACGGCATCGTTGCTGACAGCGCGGCGAGCGGGGCCGATGTGGTGATCTACCTGACGGGCGAGTTTTACAGCGACGCGCTGACGCTGGAAACTGGCGTTTCCGCCTCTGATCTGGAAGTGCCCTTCCGCAACATCGGCATCTTCCTGAAGGACGCCACAAACCCCTAAACGGCTTGTCGGTTGACGCCGATATATCGGCAAGCCTGAACCTCCTCGGGAAAACCGTGGGAGACTTGCAGGACGGGATTGAGGTACACACCGCCCGCATTGATGGGACCCTGAATTACCTTACGGATTATACG